GCACTGCGGCCAGCAGAGCCGCCCGCAGTGCTGCTGCTGGGCCGGCTGTTCCCCGGCGTGGACCCGCCCGCCCAGACGACGGGAGGGCCTGCCGAAGCGGTGTTGGCCTGACCCTCTGAACCCCTTTCCTAAGCCCCGAGTGGGGCGCATTGCCTGGGCTGCGGCGCCGGGCTGGAGATTGCTTTGTCTACGAGAGTGATGGATGCCTGTTGGGCGCTGCAGCTGCCGCCCACCGAGAAGGCGGTGTTGATCAGCCTGGCGGACCAGGCCAACGACGCTGGCGTGTGCTGGCCTAGCGTGGCCTCGCTGTGCGAGCGGACGTGCTTGGGCCAGCGCACGGTGCAGCGGGCGCTGCGGGCCTTGGAGCAGGCCGGGCTGCTGGCTTGCGCGGTGGGGGCGATGAAGAGCAACCGCTACACGCTGGCGGTGGCGCAGTTGCGCCAACTGAGCCAGGCGCGCGAGGTGGAGCGGGAGGCGTCACGCGAGCGCCAGCGGCAGGCGGATGCGGCAGAGCGCGACGGCGAAAGCGCTGTTACGACCCCCGCCACAGTGGCACCCCGCCAGTGTGGCACCCCCGCCAGTGTGGCACCCCACCCCCGCCACACTGGCACCCAAACCGTCATAGAACCAAATACCAAAACCCCCCATACCCCCCAGCCTTCGGCCGGGGGGCTTGCTGGGGCTGCTGCGCAGTGTTCAGGAACAGCCCCGGCTGCGCCAGCACCGCCGTCAAGACCGAAAGCCCAGCGCGAAGGCAAGCCGGCGCTTGGGCTGGTGGCCTGGCTGGAGCAGGTGAAGGCGGCCGGCGAGGACGCTATCCCGGCCAACGACCCGGTGCATGCCTACGCGGCGAAGGTCGGCATTGGCGAGGACTTGCTGCGGCTGTGCTGGCGGGAGTTCAAGCGGCGCCATCTGGAGTCGGGCAAGCGGCAGAAGGACTGGCGGCAGAAGTTCCGCAACTGCGTGCAGGGGAGCTGGTATCAGCTGTGGTGGCTGGCGCCGGGCGAGGCGGCGAGGCTGTCGAGCAAGGGCGAGCAGGCGCTGCGGTTCTTTGAGGCAGAAGACGCGGCTGACGCCGCAGGAGGTGCGTGATGGGCAGTGCGATCTTCGACCCACGCCCGGAAGACTCGACCGCCGGCCTGCGCGTGCCGCCGCACTCGGTGGAGGCGGAGTACAGCGTGCTGGGCGCGCTGCTCATCGATAACCGAGCCTGGGACCGTGTGGCGGACCTGCTGGTGGAGGGCGACTTCTACCGGCATGAGCACCGGCTCATTTATGCGGCGGCGGCGCAGCTGATCAACGCCGGCAAGCCGGCGGATGTGGTGACGGTGTTCGACCGGCTGGGCGACAAGGCCGATGAGGTGGGTGGGTTGGGCTACCTGAACCAGGTGGCGCAGAGCGTGCCGTCGATGGCGAACTGCCGGCGGTATGCGGAGATCGTGCGTGAGAAGGCCATCACACGGAACCTGCTGGCGCGGATCTCGGACGCGCAGGAGGTGGCCTGGGGCGACGCTCCGCTGGCGCAGAAGGTGGAGGCGGTGGCGGCGCTGTTCGCGGGCATCGATGCGGGCAGCGCGCGCAAGAAGCCGCGGGGGATGGATGAGGTGATCGTCCAGGTGATCGACCAGATCAACGCGGCGGCCGAGGGCAAGGGCGAGTTGGGCTGGAAGACGGGCATCTCGAAGATCGACTGGCGGCTGAATGGTGGGCTGCGGGGCGGCAAGTTCGTCGTGCTGGCGGCGCGGCCGAGCGTGGGGAAGACGAGCTTGGTGGGGCAGTTCGCGAAGCGGCTGGCTGCCGATGGGTTGCCGACGCTGTTCCTGAGCCAGGAGATGGAGGCGGACGAGGTGGGTGAGCGCGCGCTGGCGAATGAGGCGCGGGTGAACTACTCGGCAATCCAGACGGGCAAGCTGAGCGATGACGAGTGGGCGCGGATCTCGGAGGGGGTCGACGTGCTGGGGCGGGTGCCGCTGTGGATCGACGACGAACCGGGGCTGACGATGCGGGCGATTGCGAGCAAGGCGCGGGGCATCAAGGGGCTGAAGGTGCTGGTGGTGGACTACCTGCAGCTGTGCGAGGGCGAGGGCGACAACCGCAACCAGCAGATCGGGTCGATCAGCCGCGGGCTGAAGAAGCTGGCGAAGCAGCTGGGCATCTGCGTGATCGGGTTGAGCCAGCTGAACCGCGAGGCGGACAAGCGGCCCGGGCGGCGGCCCATCATGGCGGACCTGCGCGAGTCGGGCGAGATCGAGCAGGACGCGGACACCATCATGTTCTTGTGGCCGCTGGACGAGGCGGAGGATGAGGCGGAGGTGCGGCATGTGGGCTGCGACTTCGCGAAGAACCGGCGGGGGAAGAAGGGCGCCTTCGTCATGACGTTCGAGGGGGCGAAGCAGCTGTGGCTGGAGTCGCACCGGTCAGTGGATGAGTTCGGCAAGCGGGGCGGCCTGGGCGGCGCTCGCTCCAGCAACGGTGGAGGGATGAACTGATGGCGAAGATCGCGTGGGTGGATGAGGCGCTGCAGCGCTGGGCGGCTGTGGTGGTGGGTGGTGCTGATGGGTCGGGTTACCCGACGATGTCGGTGCTGCACGAGGACTGGTCGCCACCATCGCCAGGGCAGACGCCGACGCTCAAGACGGTACAGGGCACAGGCGATGTGCGTCGCACGCATGCGGCGTTGGCGCTGCTGACGGTGCGGGCGAGGAACACGGTGGTGGTGCACTACTGCAAGCGGCTGTCGCTGGAAGAGCAGGGCGCCGAGCTGGGGTGTCAGGCGAAGACGGTGCTGGAGCGGATCGGTACGATTCATCGGCAGCTGAGTGGGCTGCTGGAGGGGAAGTGATGGAAGGTGATTCGATCGCACGCATGCAGGATGAGGACCGTCAACATCGGGAAGCGTGGCGGTTGGGTGAGTACGCCGGTGTCTGTGCGCACTGCGGCCGTGAACGGCTGTGTGTTTGTGCGAACGGCCAGCATCGGTGCGAGAAGTGCAACTGGTGCCCGGAGCTTGACGACTATGCGCCGGTGAGCTGACGTGCGAAATAATTTCTGCAACTTGGAATCACTGGGCTACATTCCCGCAACCTGATCTCAGACCGTCAGGAACACAAGCCCCCGCGCTGCAGCGATGCACGCGGGGGCTTTGCTTTGCCCATGTCGCAACACCGTCACCTCTACAACTCGGCGCGCTGGAAGCGGCTGCGCCTGGCCCAGCTGCAGGCGCACCCGTTGTGCCGCATGCACATGGAGCTGGGACAGACGGTGGAGGCGCGGGTGGCCGACCACATCGACCCGCATCGAGGCGACGAGGAGTTGTTCTTCAACGGCCCGCTGCAGTCGCTGTGCAAGCAATGCCACGACGCGCACAAGCAGGCCCAGGAGCACAACGCCGACGGCGTGCTGCGCGGAGCAGGGCTCGACGGCCGCCCGCTCGACCTGGCGCATCCGTGGCACCGTGCGCCGTCACCCGCAGGGGAGGGGGGGTCGAAAGTCCAGGGGTCGATGACGGCAGACCGGCCTGTTCCCTTCGTTCGCAAGACCGCGAAATTGGAGGGGGGGGCTTAAATGGGCAGGCCAGCAAAGCCGACCGCCCTCAAGGCGCTGGAAGGCAACCGCGGCAAGCGCGCCGGCAACTCGAACGAACCCGAGTTCGACCTGCTCAGCGACCTCGATCCCCCCGCGCACCTCTCCGAGCGCTCCGCCCTCGTCTGGCGCGAGCTGGCCTGGATGCTGCGCAAGGCCCAGGTGCTCACCGTCGCCGACAAGGTTGCCTTCGAGATCCTGTGCGACGCGATCGCCGACTACCGCTACGTGCGTGCCAAGCGCGGTGACGACTTCGTCACCACCAGCCGCAAGACCGGCGCCGAGATGCTCGACCAACTGCTCGTCGCCCAGCAGATGCTCGCCAAGCGTGCCGAGGGCTTCATGTCCAAGTTTGGCATGGACCCAGCCAGCCGCTCCAAGGTGATGGTCGACCCGCAGATGGGTCTCTTCGGCTCCGACAACGCCCAGCCCGCCGGCACCTCCCGCTTCTTCAAGTGACCGCCGAAGTCCTCGACCGCCCGGCCGTCACCCAGGCCGGGCGCAAGCCTGCCCGCTCGCGCCGCAAGCCTGCCGCGCCGGTCGATCGCGCCACCGCCTTCGCGCACAGCGTGCTCGCGGGCGAAACCATCGCCGGCCCGCACGTCCGCGCCGCCTGCCGTCGACACTTGGCCGACCTCGAAACCGGCGCCGAGCGCGGCCTCATCTGGTCCGCCGAAGCCGCGGCCGAGGCCATCGCCTTCTTCGAGGAAGTGCTGCGCCTCAACGGTGGCGACTTCGAGGGTCTGCCCTTCATCCTCCAGGGCTGGCAGGCGTTCGTTGTCGGCAGCCTCTACGGCTGGCTGCGCGATGACGGCTCGCGCGCCCGCCGCGTCGGCCCGCTCGACTTCCCGCGCCGCTTCCGCGTCGCCTACGTCGAAACCGGCAAGGGCTCCGGCAAATCGCCCCTGGCCGCCGGCGTCGGCATGAAGGGCCTCACCGCCGACGGCGAAGCCCGCGCCGAGATCTACGCCGCCGCCACCAAGAAGGACCAGGCCATGGTCCTGTTCCGCGACGCCGTCGCAATGGCCGACCAGTCGCCCGAGCTTGCAGCCCGCCTCACCAAGTCCGGTGTGGGCGAGGCCACCTGGAACCTCGCCTACCGCGCCACTGCCAGCTTCTTCCGCCCCATCGCCGCGGATGAAGGCCAGTCCGGCCCGCGGCCACACATCGGCCTCATCGACGAGTACCACGAGCACAAGACCGACGTCGTCTACCAGCTCATGCGCGCCGGCACCAAGAGCCGCCGCCAAGCCCTCATCCTGCTGATCACCAACAGCGGCGCCGGCCTCACCACCCCTTGCGGCCTGATGCACGACTACGCCACTCAGGTCGCCGCCGGCGCCAAGGTCGACGACGCCTTCTTCTCGTTCGTGTGCGGCCTCGACGAAGGCGACGACCCCATCACCGACGAGACCTGTTGGCCCAAGGCCAACCCCTCGCTGCAGTTCGCCAACCTGCCCGGCTATCAGTACCTGCGAGAGCAGGTCACCGAGGCCCGCGGCATGCCCAGCAAAGAGGCCATCGTCCGGCGCCTGAACTTCTGCCAGTGGACGGCCGCCATCTCGCCGTGGCTGTCCGCCGCCGTGTGGGAGCCCTGCCGGCGCGACTTCACCGCTGCCGATCTGCGCGGCCGCCGCGCCTGGGGCGGGCTCGACCTCTCCAGCACCACCGACCTAACTGCCTTCATCCTGCTCGTCGAGCCGGCCGAAGCCGGCGAACCATGGCACATGCTCCCATGGGCCTGGCTGCCCGAGGGCGGCCCCGACTTCACCCTGCGCCACCGCGCCGACCGCGACCGCGTCGACTACCCCGCCTGGGTCAAGCAGGGCCACCTCGAAACCACGCCCGGCGCCGCCATCAGCAAGCGCCACGTCCTGCAGCGCGTCGCGCAGATTTGCGCCGAGTTCGAAGTGCAGCACATCGCCGCCGACCGCTGGCGCCTGGAGGACTTCAAGCAGCAGGCCGCCGATGACGGCATCAGCCTGCCCGAACTCATCCCCTTCGGGCAGGGCTTCAAGGACATGAGCCCCGCGCTCGACACCTTCGAGACCGCCATCCTCAACCGCACCGTCGCCCACAACGGCCACCCGGTGCTGACCTGGTGCGCCGCCAACGCCGTGACCGACAGCGACCCCGCCGGCAACCGAAAGCTCAACAAGGTCAAGGCCACAGGCCGCATCGACCTCGTCGTCGCCGCCGTCATGGCCTACGGCAGTGCGGCGAAGCCCGACGAGGGCAAATCCTTCTGGGAGACCGCGTGAACCTCTGGCCCTTCAGCCGCAAGAGCAATCCCACGCCGTTCAGCGCGGCCAACTTCGCGCAGCTGCTGGCCGGCGTCTTCGGCGGCGGCGCCACCAAGAGCGGAGCCAGTGTCAACCGTGAGACTGCGCTGGAGGTGACGGCCTTCTTGTGCTGCGTCCGCGTCATAGCCGAAGGCGTTGCCCAAGTGCCCTGGACTGTTATGCGCAAGGTGCCCGGCCAGCGCGACCGGCTGCCCGCCGAAGGCCACGCGCTGTGGGATGTGCTCCACCGCCGCCCCAACCGCTGGCAGACCTCGTTCGCCTTCCGCGAGACCATGCTGCTGCACATCCTGGCCAGCGACCAGGGTGCCGCCTTCGCATACATCAGCCGCGTGGGTGCTGATCGCCGCATCCGTGAGCTCGTGCTCATCGAGCCCCAGCGCATCCGCACCGACATCGCCGACGACGGCACCCTGCGCTACGTCGTCACCGGGCGCGACCACACCGAGCGCGCCCTCGCCGAGTCTGACGTCTGGCACGTCCGCGGGCCGAGTTGGAACGGCCTCACGGCCATCGGCTTGCGCAAGCTCGCCCGCGAAGCCATCGGCCTGGCCATGTCCACCGAAGAGACCCAGGCCAAGCTCCACAAAGAAGGCGTGCGCAGCTCCGGCGCCTGGTCCGTCGATGGCAAGCTCGACAAGAAGCAGTACGAAGACCTCTCCGCCTGGCTGCAGAAGCAGGCCGGCTCAGCCGCCCCGCTGGTCCTCGACAACGGCGCCAAGTGGCAGCCCTTCACCCTATCCAGCGTCGACGCCCAGCACCTGGAGACGCGCGCCTTCCAGATCCGTGAAATCTGCCGCGCCATGCGCGTGCAGCCCGTCATGGCCATGGAGACCGAGAAGGCCACCGCCTACGCCAGCGTCGAGCAGCAGTTCATCGCACACGTCGTGCACACCCTGCTGCCCTGGTACGAGCGCATCGAGCAGTCCGCCGACGTCTTCCTGCTCACAGAGGATGAGCGCAAGGCCGGCTACTACACCTTCCTCAACCCCGTGGGCCTGTTGCGTGGCGCCATGAAGGACACCGGCGAGTACATCGGCCGCCTCACCGAACGCGGCGTCATGACCCGCAATGAAGCCCGCGACATGCTCGACCTCAACCCGCTGCCCGGCCTCGACGAGCCTCTCACCCCGGTCAACCTCGCCACCGGCGCCACCCCACAACCGGCCCCGGCCGACGCCTGAAAGCCCGCCACCATGGAACTCAAGCACATCGAGCGCCCCTTCGAGCTCAAGGCCATCGAAGACGACGGCACCTTCTCCGGCTACGTCAGCGTCTTCAACAACGTCGACCTCGGCGGCGACGTCATCCTGCCCGGCGCCTTCGCAGACAGCCTCGCGGCCTGGAAGGCCAAGGGTGCGCTGCCCCCGGTGCTCTGGCAGCACCGCACCGGCGAGCCTCTGGGCCCGTTCCTGGAGATGCGCGAAGACAGCGTCGGCCTGTGGGTCAAGGGTCGCCTGCTCGTCAACGATGTGCCCCGCGCCAAAGAGGCCAGGGCGCTGCTCCAGGCCAAGGCCATCAACGGCATGTCCATCGGCTACGTCAGCCGCGACGACAGCTGGGACCGTGTCACCGACGTGCGCACCTTGAAGCGCGTTGACCTCTACGAAGGCTCCATCGTCACCTTCCCGATGAACCCCATGGCCGGCGTCACCGACGTGAAAACCCGCCTGGCTGCCCTCGAATCCCTGGCCGACGTTGAACGCCACCTGCGCGAAGCAGGTGGCTTCAGCAAGGCCGAGGCTGTGGCGCTCGTGTCCCACATCAAGTCGCTGTCCGCCCGGGCTGAGCCCGAGCACGACGCCGACCTGCTGGCGGGCCTTGACGCGCTGCACAAGTCCCTCGCGGGTCGGAGCGAATCCGATCAGCTGGGCGAACTGCTCCCGGGCCTCAAAGCCCTGAGCGCATCCCTCACCTGACCGCTACTTCCACCACCCGCCAGGCCGCTTTCGAGCGGCCTTTTTCATGCCCGAAAGGAACCCATCGTGAAACTCTCCCGCAACATCACGCGCATCGCGCTCCTGGTCGTCGTGGCCCTCGTCTCCCTGCCGATGGTCATCGCCTTCGGCCACCACCTCAGCGGGGACCAGCTCGCCACCGGACTGCTGCTGGCCAATGCCCCCGTGGCGGCGACTGAGGTCAAGCAGTTGCTCGACAAGATCATGCAGCGCTTCGAGGACTTCAAGACGTCTAACGACGAGCGCTTGGCCAAGGTCGAAAAGGGCCTGCCCACCGGCGACACCGACGCCAAGCTGGCCGCCATCCAGGCCGACGTCGCCAAGGCGCTCGACCTGAAGAAGGATCTGGAGCTGCTGGAGTCCAAGCAAAACGTCGCCGGCCTGCTCGGCGGCGGCCACAAGGGCAACCCCGATAAGGCTGCCTACAAGACCGCCTTCTTTGATCGCTTTGTCCGCAAGGGCGATGACGATGCCCAGCTGAAAGAGCTGCAGAAGAAGGCCTGGAGTGTCGGTACCCCGGCCGACGGCGGCTACGCCCTGCCGGAGGACATCGACCGCGACATCGAGAAGCTGCAGCGCGACATCAGCCCCATCCGCGGCCTTGCCAATGTCGTGCGCACCGGCACCAGCGACTACAAGAAGCTGGTCAACGTCAACGGCATCGCCTCCGGCTGGGTCGGTGAAACCGCGGCCCGCACGGCCACCAACACCAGCCAGCTGGCCGAGGTGCCCGTCTTCATGGGCGAGCTCTACGCCAACCCGCAGATCACGCAGCAGGCGCTGGACGATCTCTTCTTCGACGTCGAGGCCGAGATTCAGTCTCAGCTGCTGGAGGAGTTCGCCGTGGCCGAGGGCTCCGCCTTCGTGTCCGGCAACGGCACCAACAAGCCCAAGGGCTTCCTGGCCTACACCACCGCCGCCACGGCCGACTCCTCGCGCGCCTTCGGCACGCTGGAGCACATCGCCACCGGCGTCTCCGGCGACTTTGCTGCCAGCAACAAGGCAGACATCTTCTACGACACCCTGGCCAAGCTCAAGGCCGGCTACCGTGCCGGCTCGCAGTGGGTCATGAACAAGGGCCTGCTGTTCGAGGTCATGAAGCTCAAGGACACCACCGGCCAATACCTGTGGCAGCCGCGCCTGACCGAGAACGGCCTGGGCATCGCTTTGCTGGGCTACGGCGTCACCGAGGCCGAAGACATGCCCGCCAAGGCCGCCAGCAGCCTGTCCATCGCCTTCGGCAACTTCAAGCGCGGCTACACCATCGTCGACCGCATCGGTATGCGCATGCTGCGCGACCCGTACAGCAACAAGCCCTACGTCGGCTTCTACACGACGAAGCGCGTGGGCGGCATGGTCGTCAACAGCGAGGCCATCAAGCTCATCAAGTTCGCCACGTCCTGACCCGGTTGTCTCCAGGGATGCCGCCTCGCGCGGCTTAACAGCCGCCCCAGCCTCCACCGCTGGGGCGGTTCTTCTTTGCCTGACGCCTCACTCCACAACCGGAGCACGCCATGCCCCTTGTCAAGTTCCACAAGCCCTACAAGTTCGCCCACCAGGGAATCCATGTCGAGGAATTCCAGCCCGGCGACGACCCCGTCGAGACGACGGAAGAATGCGCCGCCCAAGCCATCGAAGACGGCGTCGCCAAGGCCGTGAAGGCCAAAGCTGCGGCTCCCGACAAGTCGGAAGAGAAGGCCCCCGAGTAACCCTCGGACTCAGCCGCCGTGCGCCCGTTGGGCGCATCCGCTTGAGCCCCACCCGAAGGACCGCACACCATGTCCAAAACCATCAAGTACACCGGCACGCAAGTGCGTTGGGCGGAGCTGCCCTACACCGGCAAGCAGTCCGTCTGGCAGCCGGGCGAGCAAGACGAGCGCAGCGACACCGAGGCCAACCAGTTGCTGGCGACCGGCCTCTTCACCCAGGTCTACACGGTCAACGACCTGCCGCTCCCGTCCTTGGTGTCAGGGGCTGGGATCAACACCATCGCCCTCATCGGCGACAGCCTCACCGACAACAACTACACCAACGCGGCAGGCCTGCAGGCCTATTCGTCCATCGGCTACTTCACCTGGGCGAACATGTTGCTGGGCCAGCGCCTGACGCTGGTCAACGAAGGCGGCGTCGGCGGCAACAAGTCGGCTGATGTGCTGGCCAGGTTGGACCGCGACATGATCGCCTACCGGCCGAAATACGGCCTGGTGATGATCGGCGTCAACGACCTGTTCGGCAGCCTCACGGCGACTGCCATCGCGGCCAACCTGCAAGAGATCTATACGCGGATGCGTGCAGCGGGCATCACCGTCATCGCCTGCACGGTCACGCCGGCCACCTACAGCGCTGCACAGATCGAGCAGTGGACGGCGCTGAACGCCTGGATTGTCGATTACGCGCGTTCGACGACCGGCATGCTGCTGTGCGACATGGCCGGCGCGCTGATGTCGGCGACCGACGGCGCGCCGCTTGCTGGCACGACGAACGATGGCATCCACCCGATCACACAGGGCGCCGTCCCGATGGGACGCTCTCTGTTCGAGGTGCTGGACCCCATCGTCCCCAAGATCGCACCCGGTACCGCTGGACTCATGACGGTCGGTTCCGCGCAAAAGAACATCGTCCTCAACGGCAACGCCTGGGGCAACAACGCGGGCGGCGTCAACGGCTTCTCGCTCGGCGCCGGTATCACTGGCACCGGCCCAGACCGCTGGCAGACGGGCCGCTCTGGCACGAGCACAGCCGTTGCCTCCAAGGTGGCGAAGTCGGATTGGCGCTCGGGCGAGATGCTGCGCCTGGCCTGCACGGTCGGTGGCGCCAACGAACAGCTGTTCTGCGGCCCGCTCGACACCATCCTCCGCTACTGGGCCTCCGGCCTGGCCGTCAACCTCAATGACATCGTGCGGCCCACCGTGCCGAATGGTGTGGCCTACCGGGTCACGACGGCCGGCGCCCTGGCCGCTGGTGCTGACCCGACCGCGACCTGGTCCACCACGCCAGGTGCGTCATTCACTTCCGGCGCGGCGACGCTGAAGGTCGTTGACCCCTTGGATACCGGCGCATCGCTAATCGCTCAGTGCCGTATCGCACTGTCCGCCTGGACGGGGGCGGTGCTGCCGGTGCTGCAGATCTGGCAGTACACCTCGGGCTACGGCTCGATCGTCAAAAAGTCGAACTGCAACAACTGGGGCGGAGCTGACGCCTTGCCCACCAATGTGCCGGCAGGCACCTACGTGCTGCGCACTCCGACCGTCACGCTGGACCCGACGTGCGCAATCATCACCGTGCGCATGGGCATCTACGGCGCGGCCGGTGTGACCGGCAATTTGGACGTGGGCGAGTTCGAGCTGCGTCGTGACACGGCGCCGTACACCTTCAGCCCGACGGCCTGATTCCAAGCCCCTGCCGGTTAAGTACCGCCACCCCACCAAGCCCGCCTAGCGCGGGCTTTTTCACGCCCACCCCATGCAGCGCATCCTCTACGTCGCCGACTCGCTCGACCCCGTCACGGTCGCCGAGGTCAAGGTCGCCGCGCGCATCGACACCGACGCGCTCGACGCCGAGCTCGCCAGCCTCATCACCTCCGCGCGCGAGCAGGCCGAGCACCTTACCGGCCGCTGCTACCGCGGCCAGGTGCTGCGCGCCGAGCTGGCCGACTGGCCGGCCGACACCGACGCCCTCGCCGTGCACAACGCCACCGCCAGCGCCGTCCGGTACTGGACGGGCGTGGACTTCTCCGCCTCGCCGCTCGACAGCAGCGCCTACGTCTACGCCCCCGGCGGTATCGGCAACAACGGCACCGTGCTGGCCCCGGCCACCGGCACCAGCTGGCCCGTGCTGGCCGACCGCCCCGTCGGCCCGCGCGTGCGCATCGACCTGACCGCCGGCCCCGCGCCCGGCGCGGAGGCTGCCACCGTGCCCGAGTCCGTGCGCACCTTCATCAAAGCGGTCGTCTCGGCCTGGGTCAAAAGCCCCGAGGCCCTGTCCAACGGCGTGCTCACCGTCAACCCGCTGTTCGAGCGCCTGCTCGACGGCGAACGCCTCTTTGCCTGACGCCATGGTCACCCTCAACCACCGCGTCACCCTCCAGCAGCCGGCGGCCGGGCAGGACGCGCTCGGCCAGCCCACGCAGGGCTTCACGACCGTGGCCGACGTGTGGGCCGACGTGCGCCACGTCAACGGCCTGCAGGCCATCAAGGCCGATGCCCGCGTCAGCGCCGTGCAGGCCAGCATCCGCGTCTGGCGCCGCGCCGACCTGGCGGCCGGCTGGCGCGTGCTGCATGGCGGTGTCGTCTACGCCGTGCGCGCGGTGCTGCTGCCCGAGCGCGACTTCGCCGACCTCGTCTGCGAGGTGGTCTCGTGAGCCTGACCATCACCATGACCGGCGCTGACCTCGGTCTCGACGCCCTCGTCGACGAGGCCCTGGCCGCCGCCCGCCCTGCTGCGCAGGCCGGCGCCCAGGTGCTGTACGACCAGGTCAAGGCCAACGTCGCGCGCCTGCGCCGCGTCACCGGCAACCTGGATCGCAGCATCTACCAGGCGTTCGCCGATGGTGAAAGCGGCGCGGGCCGCGCCACCTACCGCATCAGCTGGAACGAGAAGAAGGCGCCCCACGGCCACCTCGTCGAGTTCGGCTACCTGCAGCGCTACGAAATCGCCCGCGACGCCCGCGGCCGCATGTTCCCGATGGTGCGCCCCGAGATGCAGGGCCAGCCCAAGCCCAAGCGCAGCGCGTCGCAGGCGGTCAAAGACGCCTACTACATGCCTCGCAAGGGCGGCCCGCTGCAGATCCCCGGCAAGGCCTTCCTCCGCAGCGCCTGGTCCCGCGCCCCGCAGGCCCAGGCGGCCATGGCCGAGCGCTTCTTCGCCGAGCTGCAGAAAAAGGGGCTGCTCAAGTGAGCATGGAATCCGACCTCGTCGCCGTGCTCGTCACCGCCTGCCCGCGCGTCTACCCCGACGTCGCGCCGCAGGGCGCGGCCGTGCCCTACATCACGTACCAGCACATCGGCGGCCAGCCGCTGCGCTACGTGAACAACGCCGCGGCCGACAAGCGCCACAGCATGGTCCAGGTCAACACCTGGGCTGCCACGCGCGCCGAGGCGCTCGCCCTGTGCCGTGCCATCGAAGACGCGCTGTGCGCCGCCTCGGCCTTCACCGCGCGCCCCGACAGCGAGCCCATCGGCGACGTCGACGACGACACCGACCGCCGCGGCTGCCTGCAGGACTTCTCCATCTGGAGCGCCCGCTGACCTGACCGCTTGACCTGACGCCCCCAATCAGCCCGCCCGGCACCTCCGCCGCGGCGGGCTTTTCTTTGCCCGATGAGGGCATCACCCCGGCCCGCCGCGCATCCCGCCCGGCGGGCTTTTCACTTCTGAAAGGCCCCTCACCATGGCTCAAGTACCTACCGGCACCACCGTCGCAGTCGCAACTGCGTTCGGCTCAGCCCTTCCCACCTCTAGCGCCTCCAACGCCGCCGAGTGCGTCCTGGGCATGGCCAGCACCACCGGCCTGTCCAACGGCGACTTCGTCGAAGTCACCAGCGGCTGGGGCCGGCTCAACAAGCGCCTGGCGCGCGTCAAGTCGCTGTCCGCCAACGTCAGCATCACGCTGGAGAGCATCGACACCAGCAACACCACCTTCTTCCCCGCCGGCACCGGCGCGGGCTCGGTGCGCAAGGTGTCCACCTGGCAGACCATCGACATGATCACCGCCATCTCCAGCTCCGGCGGCGACCCCATCACGGTCAACTACAAGTACATGGACTCCGACGTTCGCTACGGCAAGAACGACGGCTTCAACGCTTCGTCCTACCAGCTCACGCTGGACGCCGACGCCATCGGCGGCGCCGGCTACGCCGCGCTCAAGTCCCTGACCGACGTGCAGACCGATACCGCGCTGCGCATCACCACCCGCTCGGGCCAGGTCAACCTGATCCCCGGCACCGTGGCGCTGAACGAAGCCGTGCAGTTCAACGACGGCCAGATCAACACCGTGGTCTGCGCCTTCAACGGCACGAACCGCCTCACGCGCTACGCCAGCTGATCCCCGCGCCTGACGGCGCAACTCCATGCCACGGCCCGGCCGGGTTCTCCTCTTCGCGGGGGAGGCCTGGCTGGGCACGGGCTTTTCTCCACCCGCGAAAGACCCCATCACCATGGCCAAGATCACCCTGGGCAAGCCGCCCAAGACCTACGCACCCGTCACCGTCAAGTTCAAGCTGCCGAGCGGCGAGGATGGCGAGATCGAGTGCGTGTTCCGCTACCGCACGCGCAAGCAGTTCGGCGAGTTCCTGGCCGCCACCTTCGGCGCTACGGACGCTGGCGGCCCGTCCGCCACGCTGGCCGACATCATGGCCGCCTCGGTCGACCGCAACGGCGCCTACCTGGCCGACGTGCTGGACAGCTGGAACCTCGAAGACAAGCTCACCCCGCAGGCGGCGGCCCAGTTGGCCGACGAACTGCCCGCGGCGGCCGCCGCCATCATGGAGGCCTACAGCCGCGCCGTCAGCGAGGGCCGGCTGGGAAACTGACCACGGCCGCCCGGGCCGCCTACTTCCGCGAGAAGCCGGGCGGCCTGTTTAGTGCGGCCGACTACGGCTACGACCACGTCGAGATCTGGCCCGAGAACGAGCTGCCCTGGCGGCTGTTCAACGACCTCTCCACCCAATGGCGCGTCGGCCTCGGCGGCGCCACCGGCCTGGACTACACGCCCCTCCTGCACCTGCTCGACCGCGAGCAGCTCAGCGCCGATGACTGGCGCGAAACCTTCGACGCCGTCCGCGCCCTCGAAGCCGCCGCAATCGACCAGATGCGCCAGAACACCGCTGACTGAAAGCCCACCATCACCATGACCGAGAACACGCGCGAGGTACAGCTCAAGAGCAGCTTCGATGCCACCGGCGTGCGCACGGGCGTGGAGCAGGCGAAGACCGCCATCCAGGATCTTGGCAAGACGGCGGAGCGCGAAGGCGCCAAGGCCGGCGCTGGCCTGGCCAAGGCCGGGGAGGGCCTGCAGAAGTCCGCGGCCGACGCCGAGCGCGCCGTTGGCCGCTACGAGGCGCAGCTGCGCCGCCTCACCGCCGAGACGCAAGCCGCGGCCGATGGCACCGGCAAGGCCGGCGCCGTGCTCAACAAGGCCATCGCCGATGGCGTCGACGTCACGCGCCTGGAGCCCAGCCTCGCCAAGCTCCGCCAGGCCGAGGCGGCCGCCACTGCCGCCGCGCAGCGCTCGCTTTCCAGCGTTGGCGTCTCGGCCGCGCAGACGGCCGCTGCGCTGCGCCAGGTGCCGGCGCAGTTCACCGACATCATCACCAGCATCTCGGCCGGCCAGTCGCCCATCACGGTGCTGCTGCAACAGGGCGGCCAACTCAAGGACGCCTTCGGTGGCGCTGGCGCGGCCGCGCGTGCCCTCGGCGGCTACGTGCTCGGACTCATCAACCCCTTCACGGTTGCCGCGGTCGCGGTGGGCGCGCTCGCGCTGGCCTACGAGCGCGGCGACGCCGAGAGCCGCGAGTTCCAGCGAACCCTCATCCTCACGGGCAACGCCGCCGGCACTACGGCGGATCGGCTCAGCCAGGTCTCCGCCGAGATCGCCAAGGGCGGCATCACGCGTGGCGGTGCGGCCGAGGCGCTGAACCAGCTAGCGGCCACCGGCAAGGTCGGTGCCGAGAACCTCGGCCGCTTCGCCGCGGCGGCCATCGAGCTGCAGCGCGCTGGCGGGCCGGCCATCGACGACACGGCCAAGGCCTTCGCCGAGCTGGGCCGCGCGCCGCTGCAGGCCGCGCTCAAGCTCAACGAGAGCACCAACTTCCTCACCGCGGCGCTCTATGAGCAGATCAAGGCGCTGGAAGAGCAGGGGCGCAGCACCGAGGCCGCGCGCGTGGCACAGCAGGGCTTCTCTGCGGCCATGGAGCAGCGCATCCCACAGCTGGCGGCGAACCTCGGGCTGCTGGAACGCGCGTGGCGCGGCATTAAGGACGCCATCGCCGGCGCGGCCGACGAGCTGTTGAACGTCGGCCGCAAGTCCAACATCTCCGAGCTGCAGAACCAGCTCAAGAACGCCGAGATCGCGGCCAAGGAGGCCGGTCCTGCGGGGTTGGTGGCCATCCTTGCCGAGCGCAAGGTGCGTGCCCTGCGCGACCAGGTCGATGCGGCCCAGGAGGTCGAGCGTCTGGCGCGGCGCTCGGCCGAGGCTGACGCCGCTCGCCTTCGCCAAGTGACCGCCATCGGGGAGTTTGACAAGCTCGCGGAGCAGAGCCTCGACAAGCAGGTCAAGCTCAAGCAGGAGATCGCCCGCATCGAGAACCTCGGACGAGATGCGGGCAAGAGTCGCGCCGAGATCGAGGCGCAGATCGCCGCGGCGCGCGACCGCTTCAAGGATGACGCGGCCGCTGAGCTGGCGAGCCAGCGCTCTCGGCTGCTCGCTGCCGATGCCTACCTTACCAAGCTCAAGGAGATCCGCGAGACCGGCCGCTTCGAGCAGCTTGACGATGCCAGGCAGACCGAGGGCCAGAAGCGTGTCATCGAGCTGCAGGAGCAGCTCAAGGGCAGCATCGGCGAGGTGACGCGTGCCCGTCTGCAGGACCAACTCGCCGTCGCCCAGCAGCAGGCTGCTCGCGAGGTGGCCATCCGCGACCTGGAGCGGCAGATCGGCGGCCAGAAGCGGGCGGCCGCTGAGTATGACAACCTGGTCGAAGCCGCTGGCAAGTCGGCGGACGCCATCCTGCAGCAGGCGAAGCAGCAGGAGGTGGCCAACGCGATGCTAGGCAACGCCAAGATCGCAGTGGCCGAGCTCACGCTCGCCGAGCTGCAGCACCAGCAGGCCGAGCTCGAAAACACCGCGCAGACGACGCCCGCCTATCTCGCCGCGCTGCAGGCCAAGATCGACGCCCAGCAGCGCTTCGTCGCCGCGCTCAAGGCCGCCGACTTCAAGGCCCTGAACGACGGCCTGGCCGAATGGATGCGCAGCGCCAGCGAGCAGGACCAGCTCTTCCGCGAGGAGCAGCGCCTGGTCGGCCTGTCGCGCCTGGAGCGCGAGAAGATCGTCGCGGCTCGCCAGGTCGAGCTCAAGCTGGCCAAGGAGCTCGCCGAGATCGACCGCGCCAGCATCGATGACGACAAGAAGGACGAGCTGCGCACCAAGGCCCGTGCCGCCGCGCAGAAGGAAGCTAGCGCCGCCGTCAACAAGGTCATGCGCGACGACATCGCGCGCACGTCCGACGAGATCCAGCGCAGCCTCACCGACGCCCTGCTGCGTGGCTTCGAGAGCGGTAAGGGCTTCGCGCAAAACCTGCGCGACACGGTCGAGAACATGTTCAAGACGCTCGTGCTGCGGCCGGTGCTGCAGCCCATCATGGGCAGCGTGGCCAACACGCTCGCCAAGTGGCTTGGCGGCGGTTCCAGTGGCGGCGGTGTGGGAGGGCTTGGCGGTCTCAGCACGTTGGTCGGCGGCCTCGGCTCGATGCTCAACTCCAGCTGGCTTTCTGCCTTCGGAACCGGCATGGGCCTGACTGGCAGCCAGGCCGCCACCGCGTCTGCGGCCTATGCGCAGGCCGGTATGGCTGGCACCGGCTCCGCGCTGAGTCTCGGCTCCAGCGCCGCCTCGTTCGGTCCCTACGCGGCGTTGATCGCCATGGCCATGGGTGCGGCCGACAAGGCCTTTACACAGGGCTTTAGCGCCCGCAACCTGCCCTACACCCAGGCCTGGTTGATGACGGGCGGCATCGCGCCGCCATCGCTCAAGTTCGACACCAACCTGCTCACGAAGCTCGGCGTCAACGAGAAGCTGGCCAACGTCATCACCGGCGCGTCGCTGTGGAGCAAGGCATTCGGCCGCAGCGCGCCGCAGGTCCAGGGCCAAGGCGTCACCGGCACGGCCAGCCTGGGCGGCTTCAGCGGCCAGGTGTTCACCGACTGGCTCCAGAAGGGCGGTTGGTTCCGCTCCGACAAGAGCGGCACGGACTTCTCCCCGGTCACCGCCGAGCAGGATGCCACGCTCGATGCAGGCATCAAGGCGCTCTTCAGCGCCACGGCTGATTACGCCAAGGTGCTGGGCCTGCCGGTGGAGGCGGTCAAGGGGTACAGCGCCAGCTTCAAGGTTGCTTGGGGCAAGACCGAGGAGGAGAACCAGAAGGCCATTCAGGCCGCGTTCGTCAACCTGGGCGACCAACTGGCGGCGCGCTACGCCACGCAGCTCGCGCCGCTGCAGAAGGCTGGCGAGACCCTCTCTGCCACGCTGCAGCGCCTGTCCACTCTGCAGGTGTTCTCCAACTCGCTCAACGACTTGGGCGGCATCTTCTCGCGCGTGGCCGGCTCCACCGTGGACGCGCGGGAGCAGCTGATCGCGCTGGCGGGCGGCATGGACTCGCTCAGCCAGCAAGCCACCGGCTTCGCGCAGAACTACTTCAGCCGCGACGAGATCGCCGGCTTGAAGGCGCGCGAGGTGCAGAACGCCCTGGGCACCGCGGGCGTGTCCACCGACATCAACACCCGTGACCAGTTCCGCGCCCTGGTGGAGAGCCTGGACCCCAGCAGCAGCACCGGCCGCGAGCAGCTGGCCGCGCTCCTGAACCTGCAGGGCAGCTTCGCCACCGTCGCCGACTACCTAGCCGAGACGGGTCTCACGCTCGGCCAGGTGGCGCAGCAGGCGCCGGCGTCCGACGCCCTCGTCAGCCCGCTGCTCAGCGGCGTCGGCCAGCAGGTGCAGCTCGCGCAGCAGGCCGTCGACGTGCAGTACGAGACCCGCGACGCCACGCTGCAGGTCGTCTCAGCCGTGCAGCAGCTCACTCAGGCCATCGGCGCGCTGGGCGGCTCGGTGGCCGTCCCGCTCGTGCCCAGCTACCGCCAGCCCGAAGTCGGCCTCGCGCCCTGACCGCCCATGCCATACCCCGCCTACCCCGTGCTCGATGAGAGCGAGTGCAGCCGCGCCGCCGGTATCGAGCCCACCCGCGCCACGAACGGCCTGCTCAAGGTGCGCCGGCTCTACAGCGCCGACAAGACCGACTTCACCGTCGTGCACGCGCTGAGCCGCGCCGACCGCGACACGCTGATGACCTTCTACGCGGCCAACGTCACCACCGAGTTCACCTTCTACTGGCCCGGCGACGGCGCCACCTACACCGTGCGCTTCGCCGACGCGCCGCAGATCTCGCGGCGCTCCAACCACTACCGCGCGACCGTGCGCCTACTGGAGGTCTGACGCATGCGCACCCTCTCCGTTGCTCTCTCGGCCGCGCTGGGCGCGCCGGTGCAGCGCCCGGCCATCCTTGTCGAACTGGCGTTCAGCCCCGTCAAGCGCTGGAGCAGCCATGCCGATCTGACGTGGAATGGCCAGACTTGGCTGAAGGAAGACGTCAGCCTTGAAGGCCTGCAGGTCGAAGCGCTCTCGCTCGCCGGCCAGCTCGTGCTCGGCAACGGCGACGGCGCCATGGCCGCGCTGGTGCTGGGCCAGGGCGTGCAGGACAGGGCCGTGCGCCTGTGGGGCTACGACGCCGGCGCCACGGCCACGGGCGACATCGTGTGGCTGGCCGACGGCCTATGCGCCGGCGTGCAGATCGCGCCCGACGCCGTGCGCATCGCGCTGCGCCACGCCACCGAGTTCACGCTGGCGCCGCGCACCTTCGTGAGCGAGGCCGAGTTCGCGCCGCTGCTGCCAGCCGGCACCGTGCTGAAGATCAACGGCCAGGCCGTCACCCTGACCCGCCGGAACTGACGCGATGGCCCTGATCACCGACGCACTCACCATCCCGCCGGCCAGCAGCCTCAACGCCACCGGCAAGGGCGCCGCCGAGCGCCAGCTGCCCGCGGCGGCGTCCCGCGCCGTCGTGCCGCTGGTCTACGGCGAGGACCGCATCGCCGGCCTCATCCTCAACGCGCTGACCGCCGCCGGCACGCCCGGCACGCTGCTCGTGCAGGTGCTGTGGTGCCATGCCTGCGACAGCATCAACGACCTGCGCTGGCGCGACGACGCGCTGCCGGCCGGCGTCACTGCCACCCACTACACCGGCGCACAGACGGTGGCCAACGCCACGCTGGTGGCTGCCTTCGCCGCGCAGGGCATCACCGGCGTGCGTCCGCTCACCGGCTACGCGTGGAGCCTGATCGCCATGCCGGCGGCGCTGTTCGACGGCTCGCTGGCCTTCACGGCCCGCATCCGCGGCCGCCGCTGCTACGACCCCGGCTACGACTCCACCGCCGGCGGCGCCGGCTCGCAGCGGCTGGCCGACCCCAGCACCTGGGAATACAGCGAGACCCCTGCCGTATGCCTGGCTGACTTCCTGGCCAGCACGGTCTACGGTGCCGGCGTGGCGGTGGACTGGCCCAGCGTGCGCACCGCCAGCCTGGCCAACCGGCTAATCGTGCCCGGCACGCTGACCGAACAGCGGCGCGTTGTGGGCGTGAGCTTCACCGCGCCGGCCGCCACCAGCGACGTCGCCGAGACGCTGCGCGCCTACGCCGGCTGCTTCCTGCTGCCCGGCGCCAGCGGCGTGCGCCTGCTGCCCGATGCCGACGACGCGCCGGTGGCCGCCTACCGGCACAGCTACGGCGAGATCGCCGCCATCGACCCGCTGGAGCTGCGCGACCTGGCCCAGGCTCCTACAGCCGTGGAGGTCATCTACACCGACACCAGCGCCATCCCCTGGCGCGACGCGTCGGCCGTGGCGCAGCTGGCCGGCGCCGGCACCACCAAGCCCTGGCGGCTGAGCCAGGTGCGCATGCCGGGCATTCACCGCTACGGCCAGGCCCTGCGCGAGGCCACCGAGCGGCTCAACAAGCTCAACCTCAACGACATCGCCACCGGCCTGGAGGTGTTCGACATCGGCATCCGCCACGACAAGGGCGACATCATCACCGTCGACCACCCGCTGGGCCTCTCCATGACGCCCATGCGCGTCGTCGACGTCGGCATGCCGGCGCCTGGCCGCTGGCGGCTGGAGCTGGGACGCCACAGCGCCGCGGCGTACAGCGACATCGTGGCCAGCGCGGACGCCATCCAGCAGGCGCAGCGGATCGTGCCGGCGCCGGCGGCTCTGGGAATCAAGCTCAACGTCTCCGACTTTGCTGGCACGTTGAACTACAGCGAGGCGTACCTGCATGCGGTCGACGCCAACGGCAACGCGCTCGACGCGCCAGGTTTCATCCTGGTCAACGGTGTGGCTACGCCGGTGCCGAATGGCGCTCTGTTCACCAATCGTGGCCCGGTCGCGGGCTACATCGTTTGGGACAGCGCCGGCCCGACCTTCCCGAAGGCTGGTGGCCTGGTGTTCCAGCCCTATGCGCTCGCGCGCCGTTACCAGGGACAGTGGCAGTACGACGACAACACCACCGATTGGGTCACGTTCACGCCTGCGGCGACGCACTGGATCATCGGCACGCTGGAGAGCGGAGCCCCTGACACCAACAGCCCGCCAGGCCTGATCGCCGCCAGCATATGGGCTGCCGCGAGCACGCTGAACAGCCTGGAGGCCACGGCCGACGCCGCCTATGATGCCGCTGCTGCGGCGCAGACGACGGCCACTGGCGCAGCCACCAACGCCAGCAGCGCGCTGTCGACGCTGGCCACCATGCGCAGCAATGGCTACCTCGATGCGGCGGAGAAGCCGGCACTCATCAAGGCCTATCAGGCGGTGTATGACGAGTACCCGGGCATCTATGGCCAAGGCACCTCGTATGGACTGACCGCGCTTCGGAACGCCTACGAATCCGCGACTGATGGGCTTTCGGGATACCTCGCATCGCTGTCGCCTTCGTGGAACGACACCACCACCGACACGCCCATCACGCCAGCTACCGACCAGGCCACCTGGGCGGCCTACTACTCGGCCCGCCAGGCGCTGCTCAACGCGATTGCGGGCGAGGCAGGCAAACGAGCGAACTGGACCCAAACCTCGGGCCGCCCAATCTCCTTCCGTGTCGGGGCGGTAGGCAACGCAGCTTCGCCACCTGCCGGCTTCGCCACAGGCCTGCGCAACGCCGAGACTGGCGCTCAGGTCGGGAACCCGGTTATGCGCAGCTACATCCTGGTCGAGTTGAGCCGCGCCGGCGCCGTGGTCTACACGAACAGCTATGACGTGTTCGGCGTTGGAGAGTTGGCGGCGCCGGACGGCACCTATCGAACGGCCTCGACGCTGGCTGGTGATCTGAACTACATCTGCGACAACCGCAAGGGCAATCTGATCGTCATCTGCTCGCACGACGAGCCCCAGGGTCATCGCACTGACAGTGGTCTTCCGGCTGCGATGTACCGCTGTGGCGCCAGCCGAGCCGTGTTCGGGTCGGCAGCCTTCGAGTACCGTGCTGCATACATCCTGGTCGGCATTGCGGGATGCGGCGAGGGCAACGGCGCAGAGGTCTACGCTGGAGCCGTCAACGATGACCCGAACGCATGGTGCGAGCTGGCGTTTGACCTGCTGGACGGCCAGCTGCGCGTCTCCGGCACCACCAGCGGCGCGCGATCGCTGGTGGACTACGGCTACACCGGCTCCCTCGACGCCACCCGCAACAGCGTCACCTATAGCGCCAGCGCCCCCAGCAGCCCGGCCGACGGCGATATCTGGATCGACACCAGTGTCACGCCGCGCACCATCCGCATGCGTCTCGGCGGCGCGTGGCAACTGGCTGGCACCTACGTCAACGGTACTGCGCAGCTGACCGACGATGCGCAGCTGGGTCTCACGGCCATCTGGAACGGCATCACCGGATCAGGCAAGCCAGCGGACAACGCCACACGCAATGTCGTCACCTACAGCGGATCGGCGCCTAGCAGCCCGGTCGACGGTGATCTGTGGGTGGATACCGCTGGTACCTATGCCGTCTTCAAGCTGCGTAGCGGTGGCGTGTGGATCACCGGTGCCAACGCCCTCTCGGCCTACAACAACCTCTCCGGCAAGCCGGTGGCGCTGGCCGACATCAACACCACCGAGAGCACCAAGCTCAGCGGCATCGCCGACAACGCCACACGCAACCCGGTCTATTTCCAGGACAGCGACCCTGGCAGCGTGCCTGACGGCTCGATCTGGATCAGTAGCACCAAGGCCTGGCAGCGCGTGAGCGGCGCCTGGCAACCCTATGTTGGCAATGGATCCGTCGGCACCGGACAGCTCGCTGATGCGGCCGCCACTGTTGTGAGCATCGTGACCCTCACTGCCATCTCGCACAGCAACATCTCATGACGACGCGCAGCACAACCTTCGCCGACAGTGCCTCCGGGCAGCTCGAGATCGTCTTCCGGGGTGCGTTCTCCGCATCCGTCAGTGGTGACGCAGGCTTCCCGATGACTGGAGGTGCCAACATGGTGCTGGAGTGCACCGTCAGCGACTCTGGCGGACAGCTGGCCAAGACCTATGTCGATCGCGGCTCACCGAGCGCTCATGTGGTGTTGTCCTACCCGGGCGGCGGGGTGAACTGGACGGCGTCATGTACCGACGTGGATTGGAACTACGGCGGCGGGCTTGGCGGCATCAGCATGACGCCAACGGTGACGTTCATCCTGGTCAAGCGATGAGGTCCCTCTTCAACCTCGAAACCGGCGAGCTGACCGGCATGCAAATGCTGGCCAGCCCGGAAATGATGGCGCTCAACACGCCCCGTGGGCACGCCTGGGTGGACGGCGCTCACGACCAGCGCCGCACGCTTGTCAGGCTCGTCACGGACGACTTCGGCGACCAGCATGCGGTCGCAGTTCAGCGTACCCCGCCCCGGCCTGCAGACAGCGAGATGCAGGTTTGGTCATGGAGCGCCGCCGCTCTCGACTGGGTCGCGTCGCCAACGGTGGCGCTGCTCAAAGCGCAGGCGGCCGCGTTGGTGCTGGGCCGATTTCCGGCTCTTGATGCGGCCCTCGCCAGGCCGGTAGGCGAGATAGCGCTGGCCGCGGCGCTCGGCGAGGCGCCCCCCGCGGCGGCCGTGCAGCGCCTGCAGGCCATCAACGCCGACAAGCAGCACTTGCGCACGCGGCTGGCCGCCATCGCATCCGCGACGTCCTCTGAGCAGCTGCAGGCCATCGAACAGCAGCCGCTCGCCCTCCAGACCTCCACCTGAAAGACGCCCACTCCATGCGCCTCCTCCGAACCGCCGCCGCCCACCTGATCGGCCTGCTGCTGCCGCTGGCCGCCAGGGCCGACTCGGGCAAAGACCCGCTGGCCTATCCCGTCAAGCAATACGGCTTCGTGCTGGGCCTGGCGTTGTTCGGCGGACTCGTGAGTTTCTATGCCCGCGTCCGCAAGGGCGAGGTCATGGCGCTGAACATCACACAGCTGATCGGCGAGCTCACGACCAGCGCATTCGCCGGCCTGCTGTGCTTCTGGCTCTGCGAGCTGAGCGGGGCGCCGCCGCTGCTGGCCGCCTGCCTGGTCGGCGTGGCCGGCCACATGGGTACGCGCGCCATCTCGACTTTCGAGCAGTTCGCGATGCGCCGCTGGGCGCCGGGCGCGCCCCCTCTCGACGCCAACACCAAGGAAGGACCGAAGCCATGACCATCGTATTTGGACCACGCAGCGAGCAACGCCTGCAGGGCGTGCATCCCGATCTGGTCAAGATCATCCGCCGGGCCCTGGAACTGTCCGAGGTCGACTTCAGCGTCGTCGAGGGCGTGCGCAGCCTGCAGCGCCAGCGCGAGCTCTTCGAGGCCGGCAAGTCGCGCACGATGCGCAGCCGGCACATCACCGGCCACGCCGTGGACCTCTACCCGGTCAGCAAGGCCGGCGACGACTGGCAACGCGAGGACTTCGCTCCCGTCGTCGACGCCATGAAGCGCGCTGCCGCGGAGCTGGGCCTGCCGCTGGAGTGCGGGCACGACTGGAAGAGCTTCCCCGACTCGCCCCACCACCAGCTTTCGGCCACGGCCTACCCCGCGTGATGCCGCCCCTCTGGCTCATCAAGGCCGGGGCCGTGCTGGCGCTGTCGGCCCTGTTTGCCGGCTACGGCTACCACCACGGCGCCCAGCGCGTCCAGCGCAGATGGAGCGCCCAGCTGGCCGCCGACAAGGCTGCGGCCGAAGCCCAGGCCGAATCCAACCGCCTGCGGGCTCGGGCCGCCGCGACCGATTACGAGGCCCAGCGCGCCGCCATCGCCCGCCGGGCCACCTCACCCTCACCGGAGTCCCGCTATGCGCTCCACGCCACGATCTGCCCGCCCGCCGGGGCGTTCTCCAGGCCGCTGGAGCTGGGCGACGTGCCTGTGCCTGGCGTGGTGCTTGACCGGCTGCGCGACGCCGGCGCGGACTTCACGGGCCCTTGAGCCGCCGCCGCCAGGCCTGGCCGCGCCCTGCGTGGCCGGCCCGGCCTACCCCGTCGGCGCTTCGGCGCCGCTGGGCGAGGTGCTGGAGGTCGTCGCCGCGCGCGAGGTCGCTGCGGCCGACTGCAGGGCGCGCCACGCGGCCCTGGTCAGCGCCTGGCCAAGGTGACATGCGCTCCAACTGCATCCTCTTCGCGCTGGCGCTGTACTGGCGGCGCAAGATGCATGCAGAGCCGCGGCGCCTGACCGTCGACGGCGAGCGCTACTTCGTGGTGTGGCGCAGCGGCGCTCGGCACATCCTCATTCGCGCGAGCCGGTTGGGGTCATGGCTGCCGCACATGCTCTACGCCGAGCGGCGCGGCGGGCAGCTGCGCATCGTCCACTTCGTGCCGCAGCGCGCCAAGGTCAAGGCGATCCCTCCGCCCCTGTTCAGGGGCTTCGTCAAGCGCGGGGATCAGCGCCAGGACCGGCGCTGACCGGCACGCGCCCGGTGGCGAAGTTGCCAGACGAGCATTTCCATACTGTCTGGTTATACAGGCCTTCTGGTTGAGTTTGAGCTGTAAGCTCCTCGCGCCGGGCCGAGTTCGTGTGCGTCGCGCTCAATTGAATAGCACCGGGTGTTTTGGGGGTAACTTTGGGGGTAACTTGGTGCCTCGCCAACCCTCCACGCCTGGGATTTTGATTCCCCCCGGCTCCACCAT